CGCGCAGAGCGTCACGCAATCGTTCTCGCCCCACTGGTAGGTGACCCTCTGCCAGCGGTTCAGTTCTGCATAAAGCGGTGACATCAGCCGAAAAGCTTCTCTTCCTGGAACGTGTCGGTCGGCATGAATCGCAGCGAGCTGTTCGGCGCCCCGATGAGCCGCGCGTGATCCGCCACGGTGTATTGCAGCCCCGGCGCGGTATTGCGCCCGGTGAACGGCCCCTCGAAGGTCAGGGTGATCCGGCGCTCCAGCCCGCCCGACAGGTCGAACTCGATGTGACCGCCCCGCCGGGTGAGCCAGCGCACCGGCGCATGGACCGGCGCGTGGAACTCGGCCATCGAGCCGATGGGTTGGAGCCAGAAGACGATCTCTCGGCCCCTGACGTAATCGGTCCCGAGCGCCCGCACCTGCGCCACCAGGTCGCCGTCATCGGGATCGGGAATGAAGGTCAGCGACAGCGATCCCGCCGGCGCCTCGCCCTGGATCGAGAGCCGCAATTCCGAACTGTCGATCAGCTGGCTGCCGATCCATTCGCGGTCGGCGACGTCGACGAACCGGCCATCGGCGCCCAGCAGGAAGCGGAAAACGCCGTCGGCGGTCTCGATGGAGACCATGTCCATCAGCCCCACGGCATCGGCGCGCGGGTTGAAGCCGGCGGGCAGAACGCTCATCGGTTGATCCACTCCATGAGCTCGAGCTGCGGCCGCGCTACGCGGTCCAGGTCGTAAGCCGGAAAGCCCATCGCATCCGAGGCGCCGACAAACAGGCCGCGGGCCATCAGGTCGATGGACGCACCGGGCGGTATCGCCCTGCGCAACATCTTCACCTGCAAGGTCGTCGCCGCGCCGCTGCCGGACCTGCCGACCACGGCGAAAGGCCAGTCATTGTGGCTGAGGTAACAGCCGACCGGGATCGGCCGCGGCGCAGCGCGCTCATCGACAACGACGCTCGAGGCGCCGGCCGCCGCGCCGGCAGGACACACCACCTGCGGGCGGGGCTCGACCCACATGCCCGCCTGGTAAGCCCGCCACTGGCGGCTCCAGTCGTCGCCATCACCAAGATCGAACACGGCAGGATCGACCATGCGCATGCGGTAGGCGTTCACCCGGCCTTCCGCACGCAGGATCAACGCCCGCCAGCCGCCGATCATCTCGGGGGGAAAGACCAAGGACGGCGAGCCGACGAAGCGCGGCAAGCGGTTGTAGACCACCTGTTCCGAGCCGTCCGTGCCCTCGGCCGGGGGCTGGCCCCGCCAGTCCGGGCGCCAATCCACGTTCAGCGCCCGGTTGAAGATCAGCGGCACGTCGATGATATCGCGGTTCACCTGGTGCCCCTCGCCTGCATGTCGCGCAGCTGGCCCGGCATGGCCTGACGCGCCATCTGCGCGGTGCGCATGTCGCCCGCCGTCGAAATCTGCGCCACCCGCGTATCGAAATACGGGCTGGGGATGATCTCGATAGCCGTGCGTTCGACCTGCGCCGCTCTGTCAGCCATGCGCATGGACACGTCATGCGGAATGATCCGTGTGCCCGACGGCAGGTCTACGATTTCCCCGCCCCGCTCGTTGATCCGGGTCAGGCCGCCGCGCCAGTTATTGGTGCCGTTGGCATTGGCGCCGATCTTCGGCAGGAGGCCGCTGAACCACTTGCCCATGCCGGTGCCGCCCCAAAGGCTCATGAAGGCGCTGTCCGCCCACATCTTCGCCAGCTGCTGCAGGACAGAGCGCAGCGCATCCTTGAAGGACGATGCGCCGGACACCAGATCGCCGAAGGTCGTTTTCAGGCTGTCACGCCAGCTGTCGGTCGATTCCTTCAGCTGCTTCAGCCCTTCGTTGGTCCGGGTCAGCGCCGCGATCTCCTTGCCGCTCTGGCTGGTGGCCGCCACCTTGGCCTCGCGCAGGTTTTCCCAGACCGTGGCCTCGGTATCCGACATCCAGAGCGTGGCTTTCAGCTTTTCGCTTTCCTCGCGCAGGCGCTTCAGCACCTCCTGCAAGGGCGTGAGCTTGGCCGCAGCCTTCGACCCGGACTTTCCGGCCTTGTCGGTGGCCGCCGCGAGCCCGCCACCCGCACCGCCGGCACCATCGCCCAGGCTGTTCGCCGCGTCCTCGGCAGACTTGGCAATCAGACGGTTGATCCGGGCGACCGATTGCAGCGGAGCGCTGACCCGCGACCAGACCTCCTTCAGTTCACCAGCAGCAGCCCCGGCGGCATCCTTTGCATCTGACGATGCCTCACTAAGCCCCGCGATCGCGTCCTGAAATGGTTCAGCCTCGCTGAGCGTCGTTCCGAACAACTTATTAAACCCGCTGGCGATCCGGGACAGGAACCACGAGAAGTTTGCCAGCATGTCATGCAGACCGGCGAAGAATATCCGCTTCATGGATTCCACCCCGGCCTTGATAGCCGCCGGAACCATGTCGAAGGCCACACCGATCCGATCGAACACTTCGGCGGCAACGTTGCGCAGTTCGGAAAACGCGCCAGAAACGCCCCCCGTAGCCTTGATCAGCGCTGACAGCCCGGTGACGGCCCGATAGATCAACCCCACCGGCGAATTCGCGATCATCAACCGGAACGCATCGGAAAGCCCGGTGACCTCATCGAAGGCCCGCGCCGCGGATTTCGTAAGGTTCCACAACCCCGATGCAACCGACGACACGATGGTCACCATCGACGACATGAAGTTAACAAGGATCCTGACGGCACCCGCGATCCCGTCGAACACCACCCGCAGGCCGCTGCCTTTCGTCATCAGCGACACGAATGCCTTGGCGATGGAATCGACCATGGGGGCGAAAGCAGCGCCGAGGGTGTTGCGCACACCCCGCATGACGATCCCCACCTCGCTCAGGCTGGTCTTCATCGAGGCGAGCGCGCGAACGGTATCGTTGCTCATGACGCCGCCAAGCGCCTTCGCGCGTGCGGCATATTCCTGCATCGCCTTGCCGCCGTTCTTCAGCAGCGGCAGCAGCGCGGTGCTGTCGGAAGCGATGGCCTCCATGTAGAAGGTGAAATCCTGCTGGTTGACGTTGGCCTTTTCCAGGCTGTCGACATAAAGCTGGAGGGCCTGCGGACCCGACAGCTTGCGGAACTGATCCGCCGTGACGCCGACCTTGGGCGCGATCACCTCGAAGAAATCCTTCATCGGCCCGCCGCCGGTCGAGATGAAATCGCCGACACGGTCGTTCATGTCCTTCAGGATGTCGGCCAGCTTGTCCTGTTCGACGCCGACGGTGCGCGCCCCGGCCGCCCAGGCCTGAAACTCCTCGGGCATGGCGTTGGAAAGCCGCGACAGGTTCTGAATCTCGCCGGCCGCGTTGATCGCCGAAACCGACAGCCCGGCCAGGGCCGTCGCCGCCACCGCAGCGCCCTTGCCCATGGCGGCGGCGGCATTGGTGCCGATCGACGACAACGCCCCTTGCAAGGACCGGACACCCGGGATGTTCCCGAGCGCGCCAAGCCTCTTGCTGACATCCGCGGAAAACCGCGCCAGGCCGGCTTTCGCTTGCTTCATCCCTTCCTGAAGGGCAGCTTTATCCAGTGACAGGCCGACCCGAAGGCGGCCAACCGTCGCAGAACTGGTCATTTGTCGTCTCCAGGCAGGAGGATATTCATGAGGGCGACAGCACAGAATGCGCTGCCGCCTATCGGAGAGGTTACCCTCCAGCGCGAGCCTGCCACTGATCCATCGTGATGGCGGGCAACCGAGCCTTGGCACCGTCCAGATACCTCCGCAGATCCTGCTTTGGCTTTGGGCCGCGCCGCAGCATCTCCGAAAGCTTCGGCAGCTTCTTGACGCGTTGCAGCGCGGCTGAAGCCCATGCCGCCGTCAGGATCACATCCTCCTGCCGCTCGATCCGGGCCCGGGCGGCATCCATCTCGAACAGCAGGAGGCGGGGCGTGATCATCCAGAACCGCTCGGGGCACTGCCCCAGCGAGAGCCACGCCTCGTAGAGCCGGGCGAGGTTCAGCGCCTCGCCTTGCCCTTTCCCGCCTTGCCCGCACCCTTCTGTTCGGGGAACGCCGCCGTCAGCAGCTTGCCGGGCAGAGCCATATCCGCAGCCAGGAGCATCTCCGCCACGTCGCCCGGCGCATCGGGGTGATGACGCTCCAGCGCCACGTCGACGATGCGCAGCAGGACGCTGAAATCCGGCAACTCGCCCTCTCCCTGCCCCAGGTTCTGGATCGGGTCGAGATTGGCGCCGTATTGCTCCTGGAGCTTGGCGACGCCCCGCAGACCGAGGGCCAGGCAATATTCCGCGGCGCCAAGTTTCGCGATCACCTCGCCGGTGAAACTTGCCATGATCAGCCCCCGCTCACGATCTGGGCCGAGAGCCGGAACGTGGCCTCGGCGGTCATCTTGTCGTCAATCGGGGCCGTCCGGGCATAACCCTTGAGAAAGGCGGCGAACGACTCCGGTTCGGTCGCGCCGGCCAGGGTGATCTCCAGAATGACCTCCTCGCCAGAGGCCTTGATCGATTGCAGCAGCACGTCGGTCGCCGAAGCCGGGATGTAGTTCATCGGAATGGTGATCTCGCCGCTGTCGATCAGGCCCGCGATATACTGCCGGCGGCGGCCGGGAGATTTCATATGCGTGACCTCGACCTCATCGACCTGCTCATCGGGCAGGGAAAGGTCGCCGATCAGTTCGATTTCGGTAAAGGTCGGGGTCGCGCCCCGCCCGATGCGCACCGTCGCGCCATAACCAAGCATACCGTCAGGCATGGTGTTTCACTCCAGGTCTGGATTTCAGGGAAGGGTTGCGACCGGCCGCCAGGATCGCAGCCGGAAGCTCATGACAAGGGTGCCGACATTGCGTTCCGCCATGGTGTTGGTCACGACGCTGGTGTCTTCCAGCGCGCAGGCCCGGTCGAGCCTGCGCAACGTCGCCATCACGATCGCCTCGATGACCTCGCTGTCATCGTCCAGATCGTCCTCGACATCGTCGCCGCCGAGCCGCCGGACGGCGACCTGCAACAGCGTCCCTCGCGCAGTGGTGGTCTGGGTGTCGCGTTCGCAGCGCTCCTGCGGCGTCAGAACACCGATGACGGGGAGGCTGGCCGCATCGATAGAACCCGTCCAGACCTTCGGTGCGGTGAAGCCCGCAAAGCGGGCATTGGCGGTCAGCGCCGCGAGAACGCTCGCGCGGTATGCGGATCGATGATGCGGCATGTCAGGCACTCAGCTGGAGTTCGCAAATCAGGAAGGCATCGGCGGCAGGCGAGCCGGAATGATAGACCGTCATCACCTTGTAGCTGTGCCCGTCGGGAACCAGGACCAGGTCGCCGCGCCGGGTCTCGGGCGCCAGGTCGCGGCGAACGCGCCAGCTCGGCGCGTCGATGCGGACGATTTGGCCATCCGCCCCCTCGACCTCGATCGGCGCCTCGCGAAAGAGCGACTGGATGTCGCGTTCCGCACCGTCCTGCGGGATGAACCGGACCTGATCGCCTAACACGCCGGAAAGCAGCCCCGTCATCCCGAGGAACAGGCGGGCCATCAGGCCTCGGGCTCCGCGGGCGCTGCGCCGTTCAGGCGGACCTTGCCGGTGCCGGACGGGTTGGCCGCCGCCTCGATCGCCACGCCGATGAAGATCGCGCCGGCGGCGGGGCTAACGGTGCAAAGGCCGCTGGCCGGGGTGACGTAGACCGCCGCGCCGACCGTCCAGGCCTGCTCCGAGACCTTTCCCAGCTCGTAGCAGCCGACCAGATGGACCTCGACCGGATCGCCCAGGGCCGCATCGTGACCGGCCACGCCGGCCAGCACGCCTGCAACCACGATATCGCCGGAATTGACCGCCGCCGGCGCCGGGATGGAAACCGAAGTTCCCTTTTGCAGATAATTTTTCATGTTCCGCTCCGGAATTTCAGGGTGATGAACGACAAGAGCCGCCTCGCGGGCGGCTCTTTGTCAGGGTGCTCTCATCGGCGCCGGTCAGCCGGGGTTCTTCCAGCCGCCGCGGAAGTCGGCGGCGCCGAAGCCGAAGTCGTGTTCCACCGTCATCGAGAAACCCTGCGTGCCGAAGGGCTCTTCAGTGCGGACACGGGGCGCTTCCTGCCCTTCCAGGAAGCCATAGACCCAGCACGGCGCGCGCTCGGACAGCAGATACCAGGCGCCGTCCTCGATTTCCGTGGTCACCACCGGCTTCAGCTTACCGGAGAACGGGTTGACCGCTTCCGTCGCGGTGGGCGTGATCTGCGCCACGAACATTTCGGCCGCCGTTTCGTTTTCCGGCCCCACCAGCAGGATGGACGGCGACAGGTTCAGCTTGAGCCCGTCGATCGATTCCTGCACGCGCATGGCCGCCCGGCCGGCCGAGACCGTATCGGCCTCGATCCCACCGCCCGCAGGGGCGAGGTTGTTGCGGGACGCGTGGAAAAGCGGGTTGCCGTCCGACAGCACCGCCGTCAGCGCCCCCGAATAGAAGGTGCGCTCCTCGAAATGCGCCACCGTCTCGCCGTAGCTCGACAGCAGATCGTTGATCGCCCCCAGATCGTCGTTGATCATCATCTGACGGCTGATGGTCAGACCGCGCGCATAGGGCACGATCACGGCGGTCTCGCCGCTTTCCCCGAAAGTGCCCCATTTGATCTCGCCGGTCTCGCCGACCGGCAGGAGCATCGGGAAATCACCCGCCCGGACCAGCGGCATCGGGCGGAAGTCGCGGAAGTTTTTCTTCCTCGAGATGGCACGATAGGTCGGCTGGAACTCGCTGTAGCGTTCCAGCAGCACCTTGTTCAACGCGTTCTGGAAGATCGCCGGGAAATCCGAGGTCGAATGCGATGCATCCATGAACACGGTGACCTTGTCGCCGGCCGAGCGGATCTTGCCCCGGTGCCCGATGGCGGCCGCGGCCATCTCGACCAGCGACATGTCCATGTAGGGACGGGCCGCCGGAGTCGAGGGATCGCGGCCGGTAATCTGGGCATGCAGCGCCGACGCCATCGCCGTGCGGCGCGTCGAGCGCTCGTCCCGGATGATGGAGCTGCGCGGCGCACCGGGCCGGGCCATGGTGGCGCCCCTGGCATGTTTCATCTTGTACTCCTTGGTGGCCTGCCTGATGGTCAGCCCGCGCTTGATCCAGCCCATGGCGATATCCGCGCCGATCTTCCGCGAAGCCGCAAAGTTGAGGATCGCCGTGGCGTGGGCGTTGGGTTCGTCCTCTTCCTCGGCTTCGGGATCATCATCCTCCTCGGCCTCTGGATCTTCGTCCTCTTCGGCTTCCGGATCATCCGCCTGTTCGAGTTCAGGATCGTCCCCTTCGTTCAGTTCGGGATCGTCATCTTCCAGGCGCTCCTCTTCCTGATCGTCCATCTGTGCGCGCCCCTGCGCCTTTTTACCCTTCGGCATCGCTTTCCCTTTCTGCTTGGGTTGAGACGGCGCGGCCATCATCGCCGCGATCATCGATACGTTGGCCTGCCTCGCCAGCCCGTCACCGATCTGCCGCAGGCTTTCGGGAGCCTTCGGATAGAGTCGGTAGTCGAAGAGCGCCGCGGCGGCCGCATCGGTGCCCTCATCGGTTTCCGTGGCGAAACCCGCCTCGACGGCGCCAGGACCGTCGAAATAGGTTTCCGCCTTCATGATGTCTCGCGCCTCCTCGACCGAGATGCCGGCGCGTGCGGCGTAGATCCCGGCATAGGCATTCGCGAGAACCGAGAGCGATTTCGCCGCGTGCAGGTGATCGTCCTCGGTCCCACGCCCCTGCGTCCACCAGTTGGCCGGATCGTGGACCATCATGATCGAGCCCAGGGGCATGACGATCTTGTCGCCAGCCATGGCGATCAGCGAGGCGGCCGAGGCGGCGATACCCTCGATGATGACCGTGACATCCCCGTCGTAGTTCTTCAGCGAGGTATAGATCGCCTGCCCCTCGGTCGCGATGCCGCCGCCGGAGTTGATACGGACGGTCAGCGGCCCCGACATGCCCGCGATCATCTCGCGAACCGTCTTGGCCGTGAAGCAATCCTCTTCCCAGAAGGAATTGCCGACCGTCCCGGTCAGGAAGATTTCATTCATCGTTGTGATCCTTGTCGGTAAAGGTCGGGTTTTTCCTCGACACGTCCGCACGCGGATCGCTGTCGAAGGGCAGGCCCATCTGGTCGGCTTCCTCCTTGTCCTGCAGTTGCTCCTGCAACAGCCGCTCGGGATCGACGCCAAGCTGGCGAACGACGCCCTGACGCGACTGGAACCCGGAGCGAACCGCCTCGCGCAGCGCCCCGAACTCCCGGGCCGGATCGACCAGGATGCGATGCGGCGGCACCCAACTGAGCCTGACGGTGCGGCGATCTTCCCAGATCAGCCTCTGGAACATCTCATCGTCCTCGGCCTCGGCCCAGGCCTCGACGAACCAGCGGCCGAAGGGATGAAGGAACATCGGCACCATCATCAGCCATTGCCAGCGGGAGATGTTGCGATCCATCTCCAGCCGGCCGATGCGGGCGGAACTGAAGTTCACCCCACTGAGATCGCCGGTCAGCGCCTCATAGGTGATGCCGACGCCCATGGCCGCCGACCGCAGCACGCTCTTCTGGAAATCGCCGAAATCGCCGACTTCCGGCGGGTCGGAAAATTCCATCTCCTCGTCTTCGGCGATCTCCATGATCACGCCGGGCTGGAGCGTCCCGCCGAGTTCGTCTCTCGGCTTCCGATCCGCACCCATGCGGTGAAAGGCGGCAAAGCATGCGGCGATCTTCTGGCGCATCAGATGCGCATCTTCCGAATCGTCGATGTTCAGCAGCTTTTCTGCGATGGGCGTGTACCAGCTGACGCCCCTGGTCGCCCCCGGCCGGTCGAAGGCCCGGAAAACATGAATGATGTCTTCCGCCGGCACCCGTTCCGAAATGTAGGGCGACGATCCGGGGCGCCACTCGCCGCCGGGATGCTGCGTGAAGAGCCAATAGGCGACCCGGTCTCCGGTGTCCTTGTCGTACTCGATGCCCTCGCGGATCTCGTTGCCCTCGATTGAACGGCCGAAACGGCTGTCGTCGATATAGTCCGGCTCCAGCACCTCGATCTGGAGAGGTAGCGCCAGACCGGCATTCGCCGGGCGGTGCCTGCGGATCAGAACCTCGCCAGCATCGACGATGGTGTTCATCGCCGCTGTTTGCAGCCCGTAGAAATTCAACAGGCCGTTGCGATCGATATCGGTGGTGTCGAGGTGATCCTCTATCAGATCGAGGCCGCGCGCGCGAATCCTCTTCTGGACCCCATCGGCCAGCCCTTTCGAGGGCTGGATCTTCGGGATGATGCCGTCTCCGACCACGTTGCCGGTGATGACCTGCTGCACGCGCGCCGAGAACGGCGTGTTGCGGATCATGTCCCGCGCATAGAACGCAATCATGCGCCGGTTGCGGCCGGCAAGGTCGGCATCCGACCCGCTGGGACGAACCCCATCATTGCGATAGCCGAGCCTCGCGGCACGGTAATGCATGGCGATGGTGCGGGCCTTCTCGCGCTGCGCCGCCCGGCGCGGCGACAGCGCCATGATGACGCGATCGAGAATGTTCATGTCACCCCCGGGAGAAGGTCGGCAGATGCAACCCGCCGCGCCGCGACAGGCCGGCATCCAGTTCCGCCTCGATGACGGCGGCAAGCTTCAGCATCTCATCAAGGCTGCGGAAGGTGACTTTCTCGCCCGCCACCTCAAGAGAGGTGACCCCCTTGGCGATGTTTGCCTTGAGCGCGGCAAGGTCCGCTGCGGTATAGGCCATCAGAGCCACCTTCCTCGTTTCTGGATCCAGCCACCGCGACCAGGCGCCGCGGCTGCCGCATGCACCGGCCGACGCGCCGACGGCGGTGCGGCCGGCGCCGGCGGTGTCGCCGCATCGTCGGTTTCGTCCTGCTCGGCGGCGGGAGCCTCATCCTCTGCATCCACCGCGACCAGGATCAGGTGCGGGTTCTTTTCGCCCCACGACGCCCAATCGACGGGATCGGACCAATCGATCCGTTCGCCGCCCTTGATGATATGCATCGCCCGCGCCTGCACGAGATGGTCCAGACTTTCGTTGCGCACCATGCCGGGCCGCTTGGCCCAACCGTCATCCTGCCGGCGCTCGGCGGTGAACTCGGTCAGGTGATCATCGCCCATCCATTCCGGGATCAGGCATGCGTTGATATGCCCAGCATCCGCCCGCAGCGATGCCATGACGGCATCCTTCAGCCGATCCGTGGCCATGAACAGGATACTGATATCCTTGGCCACCCGGCGGCGCTTGGCCTTCTGGCTGGCGCTTTCCGGCGCCTTCAGCCAGACCCGGTCGGGCTTTTTCAGCCCGCCCTCGCCCCTGGTCAGATACCACCGATGGCCCTGCCCGGCGCGGCGGCGGCTGCGATAGAACCGATAGGCGTTGTCGGTCGTGGCGCCGCCACCATGCATGTCGATGCCGATGGAAAGCGCCGTCATCCGGGCGCCGCTTCCCGCAACCGGCCAGCTGCGATCCGCCAGAGGTTCGAGAACCACCCAGTCCTCGGCGATTTCGAACGGCTTCACCGTCCTTTCGTCGTCGCCCGGAGCCTGGAACAGGTCGAACCTGTCGATCGGCATATGCTGGCCGTTCTCGCCCCAGGCCGTCGCGCCGACGACGAACCGGGTTCCCTGAACGTCGACGGACACCGTGATGTAGCGGGCCCAGACCGGGGCGACGCCTTTCGGCAGGTCCATGCCGCGGGCCTTTTCTCGCAATCCCTGCACGGTCACCTCCAGTTCGGATATTGCCGAGCGCGGGAAATACGGCTGCGCAAGGCCGGTGTTCATCACCGTCTTGAGCTTTTCCTCATCGCCCGTGGCCTCGAATGTCTGGACCGCCTGCCGGTATTGCGTCACCAACTCGCGCCAGGACGCAAAGGCCGCTGCGGCGCCGTCGAGCCAATAGCTCAGCATGTCCGTCTTTCGAACCAGCCCGCTTTCTATCGGCACCAGGGCCGGCAATCCGTCCAGACCCGGAACGCTGCTTTCGTGCAGCCACCGGCCGGCGCTGTTCAGTTCGCGCTTCAACTCGTGGCCGAATCCCTGGCGGCAATGCGGGCAGATCATCTGCGCCGCCTCGCCGGCCTCCATGGGGTCCGCGCTTTCGGGATAGCGCAAGCGCCGGAACGACGGCTCGAACTCCCCGCCGCAGATCGGGCACGGCCAATACCACCGCCCGCGCGTTCCGTGCGGATAGAGCGACAGCACGCCGTATTCCACCGGCGGGCAATCGTGCGGCGTGACCGGCTTCCAAGCTTCGTCCTTCAGCGGCGCGCCCGGGCTGCTTTCGACAACCACCATGCCGCGCGAAAGATAGGTCCGCGCCCGGGCCCGCATCAGCGAATAGGCATCGCCCTCGCCGTCGATGCTTTCCGGGAAGTGGTCGTAGTCTGTCCCCAGGACGAGACGGATGGTCGCCGAACTGAGCTTGGTGATCGTCGGCCAGTCCAGGGTCAGCTGCGTGCCGCCCGTGAACAGCTTGTGATAGATATTGTCGGACCCCCTGCCCTGCGCCTGCCGGGCGCGAAGTTCCGGGCTGTTGCGCACCATCGGCGCGATCTTGTTGCGCTCGAACTCGGCCGCCGCCTCGCGCGTCATCTGGAACAGCGCCACCCGCCCCGGATCAGCGCAGATCGTATAGGCGATGGCGGATTGCAGCATCTGCGTCTTGCCCGACTGGGACGGGCCGCAGAATGCCATGCCGCGATAGGCGCGCGACGCGATCATGTCGGTCGGCTCGACCATGTACGGCGTCACGTCGCGGCGGAATGGCTGCCACTGCCCGGAGACGTTGACCCGCATGTACTTTTCCGCCGCTTCGGTGACCGAGATCTTCTCGGCCGGTCGCCAGGCGGGAATCGCGAACTTCAGGGCAACGCGCGGGTCGGCATAGGGCGGCAACGGTTCGAAGCTGTCGAGCGTCCGCATCCCTTGCGCACCTTCTTCAGATCAGAAGCCGCGCCCCCGGTTCAACGTCCGGCAGGTCGCGGCCCTGCAATTCTTCCTCATCGATCCTGTCCGCGATGGCGCTCAGAATGTCGGCGCCGATGCGGCCCACCGCCGCCACTTCCGGCGGCGCCAGGTCCAGTTCCCGCTCCAGACGGTCGGGCATGGATTCGATGCCGTCGCGAACGATCTTGCCGACGCTTTCCAGCAGCTCGATCACATCTGTCAGCGGCACCAGCTGGCCGCGCCGGCGCTGCGCCTCAGACCAGCGCATGTCCGCCTCGGCCAGTTCGCGGCGCTCTTTCGCGCTGAGCTGCGCGGCCGGGTTGTTGACATCGACGCCCAGGAACTCCGCCCGCAGCAGGTTGATCTGGTTCTCGTTGTGCCGCGATCTGGTTTCGGCCTCGGCCTCGCGCGCGTGGCGCCAGGCCCAGCAATGCGACAGGCGCAACACATAAGCCCGGCCGTTGCCGCCGACCTGCGCCACCGGCATCCCGTCGCGGATCCATTTCGAAACCGTGTTGACGGTGGTCGAGAGCGCCTGGGCGATCTCTTCCTGGTTCATGTCCGCGTCCAGCACGCCGTCCGGCAGCGGGAAGCGGCGGAGCTTTTCGGCAAGATCGTCGTCGACCTCGACGTCGAGGAGCTTTGGCGCATCATCCGGCGCCGGCGCGTCAGACCCCAACAACAACCCCATCTCCCTGATTTCACTGACCTAAAAAAATTTTCGAGCATCGGGGCGCAAATGACCCCCGACAGATCGTTTTCGAGGAAGGACCCGACCGGATTTCAGTCGGCCGAGGCCCGCCGCTCGACCATCTTCGCGAAGGTCCGGCGCAGGTGTCCCGGCAGCCGGTCCCGAAAGACCTCCTCGGCCCCGTCGAAGAACCCGAGCCGCTTGTCATAGGTCGGCATGTACCGGGTGAAATGCAGCACCTTGGCAATCGACCCGTCGGGGTTGCGCTTCCAGATGCCCGGAGAAAGCTTCGATCCCTCGCGCGGAACGAAGAACCCGGCGCGGCGCTTGTTGCGCTTCCGCGAGACCTTCGTAGTGTTCGAGGTCGTATCGCGCTGCGCCTGCACCGCCGAAAGCGCCTGATTGCGTTCGCCCGTCGACCAGTTGCCATGTGCATCGAGCTTGGCGCCGCCGGCGGGAACCGCCGCGGAGATGATGCCGGTATAGGCCAGCCGCGCATCGAGCAAACCTTCCAGACCTGTCTGGCCCCGTGGACCGCCGAACTCCTGAACCTTCAGGTAATGGCGCTTTCCGACCGTGGGCCGTTCGATCACCTCGGCCTCAAGATTGCTGGGCCGCGCGCCCCTGATCGTGAAGGCGTTCTTCGTGAACCGGGTCGGTCGGTCAAAGACTTCGCCCATCCGGTCCTGCACATGCTTCAGCACATCGGCGGCGGTGTCGTTCAGCGCCCAAGTCGCGGCAATGTTGATGTCGCGATCCGCCAACCGGGTCAGGTTGGCCTGCAACTCCCGATCATCAACGCTGATCTTGAGCATCACGGCACCTCGGAAATGAGAAGCGCCCGCGAGGATTTCTCCTCCGGGCGCACGTGTGGTCACTGCAATTGGTCAACTATTTTTGGTGCACCGTCAATCCCCTTTTCTCCAGGGTGACAACTTCGGCAGTCCATCCACCAGCTGAACAGAGCTGAGTGCCGAGGAATAGCCCAGCACAGATAGGAGATGGAGGAGCGCACCATACCAATTCAGATACGTCCGGCGCGCGGCAGCAATGCTAGCAGGCGTCCCGGTGTAGCTCACCGGGCAAGCAGGAAACCGGCGCTCGCGCCGAATGCGGTGCTTATCTCGCCAGACCCAGATATCACCCTTCACCTCATGCGCGGTAAACCCGGTGTCCGTCGCGTCCCAGCCGCACGGAACAACCGCAAACCGCTCGCGCTGCCCCCAGTCGGGCACACGCCGCGCCCGCGCGCATTCGGCAACGAGCAGCGCCATGCGCCGCCCGCCCACACCGATCGGCAGCGCCTCGACCGCAGCCGCGATGATCTGCGCATCGGGATGCGGTTCGCTGGTGCCGCCACCATCGACCCGGCAACCAAGCTCCCGATGGCGCTGCAAGATCCAAATGGTGTCGACACCGGGCCGGTCGAACTCATGCGCCCCGGTTTCGTCGAAGTCGATCCGGGCATGCTCGACAGCGAAAGCCCATTCCAGCGCCTGCTGTATCGTCATCTCGCGCACCGCGGCGCGACGCGGCCACATCGCGTTCATCACACCCGCCCTTCCGCGATTTCGCGACACCGCTGCAGCACCGTGATGCGCTGATCCCGCCATTCCCTGTCCGCCGGTGCGAGTTCGCCTTCCCGCGCCAACCGCGCGTCGAGATCCTGCAGCCGCTGCACCGATCTGGCTGCGGCGTCCCGGATAGTCTTGAGCGCCCACCCGCCCGGCCAGCGCCGCGTCTTGCGCAACTCGGCCAGCAGCTCCGGCGCCCAGCCCTCCGCCAGCGCCGCCTGCCCGCAGGCATGAGCAAAGACAGCTCGGATCAAGGGTGATGCACCGTCCCCCGGCGGCTGGATATCCGCCGCCCAGCCCAGGATCAGGTTGGAGATCGGAAAGCGGTCGCGATCCTTCCCGCCCGGATTGGCGGCGACCTGCTCTTCCAGCGCCATGAGGCTCGCCTCCGACATATAGGCTAGGCGCGCGCACATATCCCTGACCATCTCCTCGAAACCCACAACGGTCAGCGTCGTCGGCTTCGCCAGCCCTCTTTTCTTCAGCGGCTCGACCAGAAGCCGCATCACGCGCTTTTCGCCCTGTGCCTGTTCCTCGCCGTTCATCGCCATCACCCCTTTTCTCCAGCCTGCTGACTTATCCACAGGCGACCCCCTTGCCGCCTGTAAGGGTTTTCATGTCTGTGTCTTGTCGGTGTGATGTTCTGTCCTTGTCCTGTAGGGCAATTACAGTTGCGGACCTGAAATCATGCTGAAATCTGACTGTCATCAACTGTAATCATTACAGTTCATTTCAGTTGATTTCAGCGCGATTACAGCGTTTTACACCACGGTCGCCGGACCGTCAGACACCTCCCCCGTTCATCGAAACCACCTTCGGCCCGCCCATGACGGCTTCCAATGCGACCCGGACGTTCTCCGTGGTCACATAGAGGTCGTTATCCCGAAGCCATTGCGCGATCTGCTCGACTGCGAACTCGTTTTCCGCGATGCGCGGATGCTTCGCCTCCCGCAGCTTGGACCGGACGCGCGATTTCATCGTGGCCCAGGCCGCAACCTCACGGCCCCGTTCGCGCCCGCGCTTGCGGGAGAACTGGTCGCGGGCAATCTCGGCGATCAGCGGGTGACCGAGACGCGGCCGCGCACCTGGCGGCGCGTCGTCGATATGCACCGGCCGCCAGCCGTAGAGGGAACCGGCGCGGGCCTCGCGCCAGCCATCGACATCCGTGCCGAAACGCGCCAGCTGCGCCAGTTCGATATCGTCATCGGGCAGCGTGCCCGCGGGATCCTGTTTCATACTGGCCGCCCACAGCAGCAGCGCCGTGCTGATGTCCTGGCGCCGGCCGTTGTAGATCGCCGAGGCCACGAAATGCGACGACAGCAGGCGATCCACATAGAGCGGCATCCAGTCGTAGCTTTGCAGCCGGTCGCCATGGCGCAGCGGATAGGCCCAGAAATCAGCAATCGGGTCCATGCTCTTCCTCTCGGTGATCGACGCTTCCCGCACCCTGGGCACGGCGGTCGATGCGTTGAAATTTCGGGCGGGAGATGTTCAGCGCCGTGACGCGCACCACATCGGCATGGGTGAGCGGCTCCGGCAGCGCCAGGAGGTCATCGCGAAGATCGCGGATGCCATCGCGACCGCCCTTGCGGTATGCGTTGCCGAGCCTGTCGCGGTGCTTTCTCATATCAGCACCCCCGTCTCCACCCGATCCGGCGGAACACGCGCCGCAGCACGAATGCGCGGACGGTGGACAGGCCGAAGAACATGCCGGTAATCCCGGCGCTGGCCGCAGGCGAGAAGCCCAGGACGGCCCACGTCACCAGCCAGCTTGCCACCAGACCGACCACCGCATTGGCCAGCGCCTCGAGGGCGTCCATCGTCATAGCAGCACCCCCTGATGCAGCGCCTGGCCGTCCTCGCGGTTCATGAACCGGAATGCCGGTTCGGCGCCCTGCCAGTTGCGGTCCCAGACGAACCAGGCATTGCGCTGGGGCGGCGAGCCCTCGCCGGTGAAATCCAGCTTCCAGCGCATGAGGTAGCAATAGGAGAACGCCCGCTCATCCAGCAGCGCGCCGAGCCCGTTGGCCCGCGCTGCCGGCCAATCCCAGGACAGCAACAGCGCCAGATAATCCCAGCCCGGCATGTCCAGCGTGTGGCGCAGCCAGCGGCCGTGCCCGTCCCGCGCGTTGATCTCGCAGAATGGCGGATTGGTGATGATCGCGCGCGCCGGACTGCGGTCGAAGGAATAGAAATCGGCGATGGTCGCATCCTCCCAACCGCGGTCGATCAGGTCGGATGCGAGACAGGTGATGCCGGCGGCGCGGATCTCGCGCACCAGCGCCCCATCGCCGCAGGCCGGTTCCCAAACGCTGCCGCATTCCCGAATCCTGGCGCCGTCGCGGGCCAGCAGGCCGCGCACCGCCTCGGGCTGGCCTGTCGGATAGAAATCCTCGGCACGGCGCACCTCGACACGCGGCCGGACATGGATCGGGGCCTCGGGCATCAGCGGCAGCGGCAGCGGCTCTTTGACCGTCGCACCCTGGCCGCTGATGGCCCGGAAAAGCGGTTTGGCGGAGGGCGCGGTCATTGCCGAACCCCGTCATGCTTGTGCCCTGCGGGGCGCACACTTCCGTGTGTATCATAAGACACAAACCACTTGCGCTTCGCGAATACGTTGTGTATTACTTTACACAAGAAAGAGGGGCGGGAATGGAACGCAACAGCCGGAAGCTGATCAAGATGCTGGAGGCAGATGGCTGGGTCCGGGTCGCGGTCAAGGGCGACCACTGGCAATTCAAGCACCCGGAGAGGCCCGGCCGCGTGACCGTTCCGCACCCGAACAAGGACATCAAATCCGGCACCGTCATGTCGATCTACCGGCAGGCTGGCTGGCGCTGAAAGGAGACCACCATGCGTTACGTTGCTTTCCTGCACACCGATGAAGCCGGAGGCTTCGGTATCAGCTTCCCCGATTTCCCCGGCGCCATCTCGGACGGCGATACGGTCGAGCAGGCCATCCAGCGCGGCGAGCAGGCACTGGCCTTCCATGTCCAGGGCATGCGCGAAGATGGGCTGGAGGTTCCCGTGCCCCGCAGCGTCGACGACATCTTGGCCGATCCCGACCTTGCCGAATGGCGCGAGGACGCGCAGATCGCCCATGTGGCACTGATCCTGGACCGCGGATCGCCCAAGCGGGTGAACATTTCCCTGGACCCAGGCCTGCTGGACGCCATTGATGCCGAGGCGGCGCGGCGCGGCATGACGCGCAGCGCGTTCCTGTCTTCGGCCGCGCGCGCGGAAATCCATGCGGCGCACTGAGGAGGGCCCCGCAACCGGCAGGGATACCTCGTCCGAGGAGGGCGCCCTCATCGGCAAGGACGGCGAGGTGCGGGAACTGGACGAACCATTCTTCGCGAAAGCCAAGAATGAGCGTCCGGTATTCCCGAGAGATGGCACGGAGGGGGGAGCCGCCAGGATCATGCCGGCACCCCGCTGACCTGCTTGGCCATCAGGGCACGTATCAGCCCATCAACATTTCCGGCCCTGATATAGCGATGCGCCGCCTTGCTGCTTATGCCGAGATCATCAGCCATCGCCTGGATGGAGTTCCATCTACGCCCGCACAGAGACACCTGCCTGCCGCTCCGGCCGGGCTTCTGGTTGTGGCCGCCCGAGCCGACGCCGAGGCGAGATAGATCGCCGTGCCGGTCGAGGTGATAAAGCACAGTGCGCGCATTGACACCCGCAGCCTCGGCCACGGCGGCCGCGCCCCAATACTGCTGGCCTTTCCAGATGTAGAGGCCGCCGCCACAGCCTTTGCGCGAACTGCTCATTGCTTCCGCGCCCCTCTGGGCCCGGAACCTTTTCCGGAAAACTTTCCGTAACGACGAGCCGCGCGAGCGGCCCACCATTCCCCGGCGGCGCCGAGGTGCAGTGCGGCTTGAAGTTCGAGCCCGGTCAGAAATCGAAGGACCGCGCGCATGTCAGGCACCCGCCAGGGCCGCGAGCGTCGCCTCGCGCGTCTCGGGATGCGAGATCAGCCAGGCCACGCCCCAGCCCTGCGGCGCATTCCGCCCCTCGAACCAGTTCTCCGCGGTCGACGGATCGACACCGAAGAACACCGCGGCGTCGGCCGGCGTCTCGAAGCTGGAGCAGATGATCCGCTGCCAGACATTGTTGAAATGCTGCCGGAAGGTCAGCACCTCCAGCCGCTGGGCGCGTGCGGAAAACTTTCGGGAAGACATACCTTTGGATCCTGTGCTGTTGTGTCCCCGTGCAGAAGGACGATCACCAGAACGGAAAGAGGGCGCGGGATGATGAACAGTCATGCCGCGTCCTCGGGAGGTTTTGCAGGCTCGGATGTGGGCCAGTTCTGATCGAACCACCGCAATGCCGCCAGAAATCGGCGAGTAGTGATGTCCGCACCGCGGCGCAGCGCGCCGAGCTTCTTCGTATCCCCAAACACGCGGTACGAGACCGTAGAATCGTCTACGATGCCGGCTGCCGCCTTGTACGCATCGGCTCGGGCTATGAGATCATCGATATCCATGCCCAATGGATGCGGTTTATATACCGTATTGTCAACGGTATTCTAACCGGATGCGGTTGGCGCGCTGGACGGTAAATTGACCGTATGTCGCAACTTGCTGAAATACTTGCCCGCATTGATCAGGCCCGCGAAATGTCGGGCGGCAAGCCCCTGTCTGATCAGGCTATTTCCAGTCTAGCTACCGGCAAGCCGCGAGGTGACTTGATCCGAAATTGGCGGCGGGCGGTCAGAGAAGGGCGGGAAACCTCCGCTCGGCTAGATTCGCTCGGAGCTGTAGCCGAGGTCTTGGGGGTATCTAAGGAGTGGCTAGCCACCGGCGCCGGTTCCAACGAAGAGCTAACGGAGATTGAGCAACAAATTCTCAACGAGCTGCGGCGGGTCCCCGAGTCTCGACGAGAGGAAGCCGCTCAGGCTGCTCTTGCGACGGTTCGCCTTGCCCAGCACTCGCAGACCGGAGAGCCTTAAGCAACAAAAGCTTTTGCAAATACGACAACTTACGTACTTCAGCCATGAATTCCCGCTCATCCATCCTCCCCTCCGACTCTCAAGAACATTACGAGAACTTTAGGCGAGCATCCGCCGATCATGCAACCAACCCAACAGGACATGCCGATGGGAATTTTGAAATGGCTGTTCGGAAAGCCCACCCCGCGTCCACACGAGACAAGGGATGTGATCCTGACAACCCTGCCGGATCCTCCACCTAACGGCAGAGACTATCCGTATGAAGCCGTGGGAGAATCCCACTATCAGCGCGAGTTGTCTCAAATCTGCGGGGGGAAGACCGAGGATGGCTATAATCTTCAGCGTCGGGCGGAGCTTCGCCCCGAGCCGAACAACCCCCACGACAAGAATGCCGTAGCGGTTCACATCAGCGGGAAGAAGGTCGGATACCTCTCGCGAAAGGATGCAATCCGCTGGAACAAGCATCTGGCAGAGCTCGGCCGCCCAGGCGCAACTACCGGCGCTGACGCAATGATCACCGGAGGATGGCTTCGTCGCGACGGCCGGGACATAGACGAGGGCGATTTCGGGGTGAGGCTTCGGCTGTAGCCAAGAATCCGCCGCCTCGGGACAACGCGGGCAGAGCAACGGGTCGACCTCGCCTCGGCGCACAAGCAACACGGCACTATCTGACGCCAACACACCAAGGATTATCAGCCTTATCAATTCCACCTCCTCGCCCGCCTCAGGCGGGCTTTTTCCTTGGGCCGCAGTTTGGCGCCAACAGGCACGCACCGCCGCCATCCTGCCAGCAGGACGGCAAGGGCGAATCGGTTAGAAAAACAGCAATGCGGTATGTTTACCGTTCAGTTGTTGACAGCGGTATATTAACCGTTATGGTCGAACCATCGGCACCCCGCCGACTGGGAGAACGACGCGATGCTTTCGACAGGTCAGGACGATGCGCGCTGGGATCGCGAGAACCGCGAAGCGCGTGCCGATTTCGCAAAGGTCGACACCTATCTGTGTCGCACCCCGGCCCGGTTGCGCCGCGCTGCGGCCGAGGCGGATGAGATCGCGGTGCGCGATGCGCACCGGCGGCAGGATGGGGTTCCGGTTCATGACTTTGCGCCTGGTGGCGATCCCTTTGTGATCTACGGGGTTCCCGAGGCTGATGGTCCGGGCTCTGGGCGTCGGCCGATTGCCTGGGGTGCGGTGTTCATCTGGATTTGGGTTGTCGCGGTTGTTCTGTTCGGGCTGGGGCTCGGGTGGATGATCGGGCAGCTTGACGGAAAGACGATGCTGGACCTTCTGTCTCCTACCGCCGTGCAGGCTCGCGAGGCGGGCTGGGTCTCCCTGTCGGAGGGGCTGTAATGCGGCAGCATTTTGCCATCCGGCATCGGGGTAGCAATCAGGCTCGTCTGCTGAGCGCCGCGATGCTGGCGCGCTTTTTCGACAACCGCGATCCGCGTGACTGGACCGATCCGATCCCGGTCTGCGCAACGGAATGGGTGGCCTGACGGCTTGTCGCACCCTTACTGGCTGGCCGCTCTGGCTTGAGCTTCCTCCCTCCCTCCCGTGTCCGGGGCGGCCAGCACCTTTCCTTTCACCACCGCGCCCGGCGGTTCCGGGTTTGTAGAACGAGGACTGTCACAATGAACACCGCAACCGCAACCGCTGCCGCGCCTGTCGCGGCGCCCGTGGCCACCGACCGTCAACCGCAAATCGCGGTGCTGGATCGCGGCTTTGTCTATGTCGGCTATTGCAGCCTGGAAGGTGGCATGCTGACCGTCACCGGTGCGCAGTGCATCCGCCGCTGGGGCACCTCGCGCGGCCTGGGCGAGCTGGCGCTGGAAGGGCCCAAGGCCAACACCAAGATGGACCCGGCCGGGACGCTGCATGCGCCCGTGGGCTCGGTCGTGCATCTGATCGACGCTGCCCCGGCCGTCTGGGACAAGCACCTGGCAGGCGCGTGATATGGATGCGGACAGCACCAAGGCCCCCTCCCTGATCGCCGATCAGGGAGCATCTGCGGCATCTGACACGCCGGACATTCCGGTGATCCAGCAGGGCGGCGCGATACATAGCAGCTACGGCTACGGCGACGGCGACGGCTACGGCTACGGCGACGGCTACGGCTACGGCGACGGCGACGGCGACGGCGACGGCTACGGCTACGGCGACGGCGACGGCGACGGCTACGGCTACGGCGACGGCGACGGCGACGGCTACGGCGACGGCGACGGCTGGTAGCCGGGGGCCGCGCATGCCTGCGGCCCGGCGGGGTGCCGGGCCGGTTCTTCACCCACAGTTTTCCAGGAGAAGCTCATGAACCGCCTTTTGAAGTGGCTCCGCCACGATCACCTGCCGCCGCATCTGCAGGCGGTGGTGAAGCCCATCGACGCTCTGGCGCAGGAGATGGACGGCACGCTTGCCGAGGGTGCCGAGAAGACCGCCGGGATGCGCAAGCTGGTCGAGGCCAAGGATTGCTTCGTCCGCGCGCGGATCGAGCAGGACGAGGAGGCCTGAGGCATGGCCCGCCACGAGCTCAACTTCCTCGAATTCATCCAGGGCTTTCGCCGCGGCGAGCTGCTGGAGACCGGCGATCAGAAGCTGTCCGAGCTGATTGAGGCGATCCGCGAGACCGGCAACCGCGGCAGCCTGTCGATGAAGGTCAGCATCAAGGTGAACAAGGCCGGCCAGCTCGAAGTGGTGCCCGATATCACCATCAAGAAGCCGACGCGCAGCATGGGCACCGGCATCTATTTCGCGACCGACGATGGCCGGCTGACCCGGCGCGATCCCAACCAGATGGATTTCGAGGACGAGCTGGAGCGCCGCCGTTCCAGCGAATCCTGATCCACGCCTATCGCCAAAGGAGGCACCATGGCACCGAACCCGAACCAGCCGCAGGGCACCAGCATCCTGCTTGAAGCCGATCCGCGCAGCGCCCTCGACGCCGCGATGGAGGCGGCGCGCATCGCGTCGCCGGTGATCGACGGCCCGGACGGCCGCACCCATGTCGCGCTGCCGGAGCGCATCAAGCTGCACGACATCAGCGATCCATACCGCCTGCCCTCGCGCGTGCGGCAGGCCGTCACCGTCGATGATCGCGCGTCGCTTTCCGCCTATGCCAACCGCTACAAGTCCGACCGCTCGATCATCATCGCGGATTTCGACGCGCTGACGATCTCGGCCCGGCTGGACTGGCATGAGCACAACCAGGGCGAAGCCTTCCCGGAACCGGGCCACAATGCCCATGCCGTGACCCTCGCCCTGCGGCCATCCGAGGAGTTTTCCCGCTGGGACGAGATGGAGGGCAAGATCCATCCGCAGGCAGATTTCGCGCGGTTCCTCGAGGAGAACAGTGTCGATGTCGGCACGCCCGAGGCCGCGACCATGATCGAGATCAGCCGGGATTTCGAGGCGACGGTGGGGCAGGTCTACAAATCCGCCGTGCGCCTGGACAATGGCGACCGCAAGCTTGTGTTCGAAAGCGATACCAAGGTTCAGGAGGGGGTGATCATCCCCGAGAAGTTCACCCTCTCGATCCCGATCTACAACGGCGAGGAACCCGAGGAACTGACTTGCCTGTTCCGCTGGCGCGCGGCTGGTGGCGGCGGAGTCGGGCTGGGGTTCCAGTGGCATCGCGTCGAATACCAGCGCCGGGCGCACTTCATGCAAATCGCCACCACCGCGGCCGAAGAAACCGGTCTGCCGGTCTATATGGGCCGCTTTTCCTGACGTGACCCTTCCGGTGCGCAGCGCTGCGGCGCTGCCATCCCGAATGGTCAGAGGAGCGGAACAATGTCCGACAAGGAAGAGATGACCGAGGCGGCGTTCATCGAGCGCTTCGTCAATCACATGGTGCTGATCGGCGGCACCGAGTTCGCCGACGGATCCTCGATCGAGAAATACGCCCGGGAGGTCGCGCCGACCTATTGGGCCGATCCCGATCAGCGTGAGGACGGGCCGGAAGCCTGCGCCGAGGCGGATATCGACTGCTGGGAGTATGCGGAATGAACGGCCCTATCGTATCCGTCGAGATTGGCCGCAGCACCTGGCAGGGCCCGGCCGAGGAGGCGCCGCGGCGGGCGGCGCAGACCGCTGTCGCCATGCGCGCCCTGCTGCGGGCAGGCTGCGAACTGATGGCGGTCGAGGCCGAGGGCCTGCGCGACAGCATCAGCATCAACGGCGTGATGTCGCCCGGTCCAGAGGATCAGGCCACCGTCGAGGCCATCCGCGAGATGGAGGACTGGATCGCAAGCGTAAAGGCCACCCTGCGTGCGCTGCCGGAGAGCCCGACCGATGACTGATCGCTGGATCAAGCAACCCGGCCCAGGCCAGTTCCGCGGCGAGGGCGAATGGGTCGAATACCTGGGCACCGACGATGAATGGGAATGGCTCCAGGGCACGGGGTTTCTGCCGACCGCCGAGGGCGAGAAGCCGGTGGAGGAGCGGGCCGATGGCTGATGCGACCATCTGTAACGCCTGCGGTGGGCTGAAGGTGGCAGACCGCTTCAAAGCCTGCGCGGATTGCCGTGAGCAATGGCGATTGCAGGCCAGAAAGCGCGGCGGCCATGCTGACCGCCTCGATGCCCTGCGTGATTGCCAGCGAGTCCTGGCGGCGCTGATCGATAGCAGCCGGCAGCCCCACGTCCATGCGTCCATCCAGCCCTTGCGAGCGGCAATCATTGCCGCAGAGGCCAAGGCACGGGCGGCAATTTCGGGAGAGAGGCGCCATGGGTGAGCTTCCGATCAAAGCCCTGTCGATCCGGCAGCCATGGGCATGGGCCATCGTCCACGCCGGAAAGAACATCGAGAATCGGGACTGGCCGACGCGGTTTCGGGGCCCGGTCTGCATCCATGCGGCCAAGAGCGTTCCGGCGAGCGAGTTCAGGGACGCTGCCGAGTTCATCAGCATGGCACAGCGCGGGTCAGGCCAGTTGAGGCCGAAGGTTCACCCGTGGCGCAGCCTGATCGAAAAGGGCGGCATCATCGGCGTGGCCGAGATCGTGGCTTGCGTCGAGGCCAGCGCCAGCCCGTGGTTCATGGGCCGCTATGGCTTCGTCCTGGCGAACGTGCGTCCGGTGCCGTTCATCCCTGTCAAGGGTGCGCTCGGTTTCTTCGACTGGCGGAAAAGCCTCGGGGGCCAAGCCTGATGCCGATCTATCCGCCCCGCCCCGATCCCTTCGAATGCGCCATCTGCGGCAAGGCGCGCCCGCTGCAATGGCTGGACCCGACGCAGACGGATTACCCGCCGCTTTGCTGGGCTTGCGAGCAACACGGGTGGCGGCTGGGGCCGATCACCCGCAAGCCCGACATGCGCCTGGCCAAGCAGATCGCGGCGCTGTCAGAGGCACTAGCCGAGGAAGCCAGCCGGAAAATCTATGAGGAGGCTCGCCATGGCTGAGCGAGACTATGTCAGCACGCCGGTCGCGGACAGCCTCGGGCTGCGAGATATCATCCTCGGCCTTGCCGCCGACCTCCAGCAGCTGCGCGACGGCAAGATCAGCCCGAACGAGGCTCTCGCCCGCGCCGCGCTGGCCAAGCAGATGTTCAACGGCGTCCGGCTCTACATGCAGGCGGTGAAGACGATCGAAGCGGCCGCGCGTGATGTCAGCGAGCCGAGGGCGATCGAGGGAGGCGCGGATGCCTAAGCACCGCATCGATCCGCAACTGGTGCAATCCACCATTGCCAACCTGCGTCAGCGCCTGGATGCTCTGCCGATGATCGGTGACAACGCCGCAGATTGGGCGGATCAGCACCGCCAGCACCGCGCAGCCGCCGAGGCTCTCGCCGACCATCTGCGCGCCACCTACGGCGCCCGGATCCACGACAAGGCGTGGACCAACACCATCCGCATGCACGGCATCAGCTCGAGCGGAACGGCGGGCCTGCAACAGGCCTTCCGCAATTGGATAGCCGCCGCCGAGCGCAAGCTGGCCGCCATCGAAGGAGTCACGTCATGAAAAACAAGCTCGGAGATCTGAACAACCACTTGTTCGCCCAATTGGAACGCCTGGCCGACGAGACCTTGACACCCGAGCAGATCGAACAGGAGGCGAAACGCGCGGATGCGATCGTTTCCGTCGCCGATCGCATCGTCGGCAATGCTGATCTGCAGCTGAAGGCGGCGAAGCTGTTTGCCGAACATGGCCAAGGCGTCCTGCCGATGCTGCCCAAGATCGGAGCAAGCGAGCCATGAAGGGTCGCGCCATTGTCTACGAACCCGAGGAGCTGGCCTGGATCGAGACGCACAAGGAACTGCCGCGGGCGGAAGCCTATGCCCTGTTCCGCGCCCGCTTCATGCGGCAGGATGTCTCGCTCTCGAACTTCAAGGCCCTTTGCAAGCGCAAGGGCTGGCTGACCGGACGCACCGGGCAGTTCGTTCCTGGGCAGGTATCGCACAACAAGGGCAAACCGATGCCTGAGCATGTGCGGGCCAAGGTCATGGCGACGACCTTCAAGCCGGGAAACAGGCCCCACACATGGCGAGGGCCCGGACATGAATCTATCGATCCCAAGGATGGCTACGTCTGGATCATCGTAGCGGAAACCAACCCTCACACGGGCGCCGACACCCGCCGGGTCATGAAACACCGATACCTCTGGGAACAAGAGAATGGTCCGATCCCGGCCGGCCATGCCCTGAAATGCCTGGACGGCGACAGGACCAATACCGACCCGAGCAACTGGGAGGCCGTGCCCCGCGCGATACTGCCGCGGCTCAACGGTCGGTTCGGGCGCAACTACGACAGCGCGCCGGTCGAGCTGAAACCGGCGATCATGGCGACCGCCAAGCTGGAGCATCGTGCCCGCGAGGTCAGGAAGGGGAAAGCGTGATGGGCAAGCAGGGAATCAATACCATCTGGCTGCTCATGGCCCAATACGAAGGCCGCGCAATGATCGGCGCCGATGTGGTGTGCCGGGATTTCTTCGCCCCGCTCACCCTGCCCGTCTTCCTGCGGAAGGTCTCGACCGGCGAGATCCCACTGCCGCTTGTTCGGATGGAGAACAGCCAGAAGGGCGCGAAGATGGTGCATCTGTCGGACCTTGCGGCCTACATCGATGCGCGGGCGGAATCGGCCCGGAAAGAAACCAGAGCACTCGGCCGATAGAGCGCTCTTGCTAAAAATTTTGCTTAAATTTCCAAGCCGCCATTAGCGATATGATTTTGCGTCGCTTTCTGACTTGTTCCGACAGTCCATCATCGGCGCGACGGAAAGCCGCGCGCTGTTGTTTTTGTTGATGAAACTATCCGTCTCAGCCATTTCCAGCACTGGTCGCGCCGCCCGATCCTGTCTTGTTCCCGCCTGCGAATCGCGGGGTCTTGGCAAATCCCAGGGAACCACCGCCCCGGCGCCGCTCCTGGAACGGCATCGCCGTCTATAGCGCAGCGGCACCGGCAGCGCCACCTTGGGGATTCGACCCCCGAAATCATCAAGGGGTGCTTTCCGGGATATTGAAAAGCCGCCCATGGGGCGGCTTCATTGTCGCGACAACCATCGGCCGGTCATAAACGACCGGCCAGGTTTTGTCAGAACCGATACGACGCCCGGATCTGGACCATATCCGCATCAAGGTCGATATTGGTGCCGTCCACATCCGAGAAATCGGCATGGCTGTATTCCAGGCCGGCCGAGAAATTGTCGGTCAAAAGGAAATCGGCGCCAATGCCATAGGTCAGGCCGGTTTCCTTGGCATCCTCGCCCGAAAGACGCGCGGCACCCAGGGTCACATAGGGCTGGAACTTGCCCATGTCGTAGCCGGCACGGGCGCGCAGGCGCCACAGGTCCGCGCTGCCGTCGAAATCGTCATGCTCGACATTGTTGTAGTCCAGTTCGCCGCCCAGGACGAACTGGCCGAAATCGCGCAGATAACCGGCGTGCAGGCCAAGCGCGTCGAAATCGCCCGCATCGACGGTGACGCCGGGAACCGAGGCGTCGAGGCTGCCCTGCCCGTATTGGAGACCGGCATAGAACCCGGTCCAATCGACATCGGCGCGGGTTTGCGCGACGGCCACCGGCTGCTCAACGACCGGAGGAACATATCCCCCGGCAAAGGAGGCGCCCGCAACAAGGCTGGCCGCGGCGGCATAGAATGCAGTTTTCAACTTCAT